CAGATGACTTTATTGAATAACCTTCAGATCTTGAATGAAATGAGTTTCCATAACAAAGTTCATATTGAGCATTCTGACCAATAGCTGCTCCCAAATTCCTTCTCATCTTCACTTTTGTGATATTTGAAGTTACTGCTAAATCAACATTATCAATAATACTTACAAGTTTTGAATATTTAATTCTACCACCAAATTTATTTACATCTAAACCAGAAGCGTATGTGGATAATGCGGATTGTATTTTGGTCAACAGTTCATTAGGACTCAATGAGAAGTTTGAATTATAATATATCGCAGACTCTAATTCAACATACAAATATTTTAAATCTACAAATTCAGGTACAATACCAGCAACTGAATATGATTTGAGTTTTGATAAGATTTCTCGTTTAGTGTAATCCCCCAAAAGTTCACCATTTCGGGGTTTGACCACAATAAATACTTTACCGAACTGTGGGGGATTTAATTCCTCACCACCATAAGCGGTTACCGATTCTGCATTTGGGTAAATGTATGGAATAATTGCTTCATAGTCGCTTGCTGAAACGGCTCTATATTGCGAAGAATAGAGTCGTGGTGCATAATACTTAACTGAATTGATTGATTCAATTACATCACCATTTACAGATGGTTGATTAACTGTAATTTCTAATCCAGTATTTTGTGTAATTACGTTGGATGTACTGTTTTCTATAATTCCTGCAAACGAAAAATTGGCAGATCCATTTGCATCTGGACCACTAGTAACAATATAAGAACATTCTACATAATTGTTATTGTCTAATTTTGCTGCAATTACATCATCACCAAAAATAATCTCGTATTTTTCTCCTGAAATTTCTTGTAAGAAATAATGATACGCTGTACTACTGATTCCAATTATATTATCTAATTTTTGATATCTTGTTGAAGAATTATCATTAACCGAAGGTCTTACTTTTACAATGAGTGTTGATGTGTCTATGTTTGGATTTGGAAGAACAAATTTTTGATCGTTTACCGAAGTATCAACTGTAAAGTTTGTTGTGATAAGACTTCCTTCAAAAATGTCAATATTTTCAAAAAATGCAAATCTTGGAGTTACTCCATCATACTCACTTACTGGAACGGAAATATCATCTGGGATTGAATATACAAAAGATATATCCTCAGCAGATCCAGTGGCAACAATACCTGCCTTTAATGTGGCCGTAGGTGTGGTGCTTGTTGCAGGAACCTCCGCTAAGAACGATACCTGCGCCCTGGACGCCCTCTTAGACCTTGGTACGTATCCAATGTTCCTTGCGAGTGAAATTACGTTCTCTCTTAAAACTGCACTATCAATGAATACCTCATTCGCAACAGCATTCGTATTATATGCAGTAATATAAGAGTTATAGGCAAGAGTGTCTATCAATACACTTAGATTTGATCCATCAAAATCAAAATCTGTAAAGTTTGAGTTTGCTCTTAGATAATCTTTGATCGATGTCTTAATCTGATCAAAATCTAAATTAGTGTACTGAGTAAATGGCATTATATTCGAGTTGGATTGAGTACGAAGGTTAATTCTTGAATTGGAAACGCTAATCCAATAATGTCATAATTAATATCCACACTCAATTCATTTTTATCTAATGGAAATGAAACATTTACTTTTTTAAGTTGAATTCTGGGTTCTAAATTAACTAAAGTCTGTGTAATATGGTTTTCAACTTCGATTCCAAATTCTGAGGTTTGAACTTCAAATAATGATCTACTAATTGGAGTTCCAATATCAGATCTGAAAAATCTTTCCCCAATATAAGTTCTAACTAAGTTAATAACAGAATTTTTGATGGCATTTTCATTTTTGAGCATAATAAGATCATTAGTCACTGGATGTCTTTTGAAAGACAGACTAATATCCTTAAATGCTCTCGAAATTTGAAATGCCATCGCCGAATATACGTTCTAACGATTATTTATAGCAGTTCACATCACGATTTTTCCATAACTTGGTTCAGTTCCATAGTCCCAATCGTCATAATCTTCATCATTTCGAATTTTTTCATGAATTTCTTCTTGTTTTTTGAAATCATGCTTTTTTTCAGTCAAATTGTCATGTAAAATTTCGGTCAATACTAGTTTTTCTTCCATTTGAGCACCTGATTAGTTTAATCAGAACTTTTTTCGGGGTTACTATCCCTTTCCTTGTCCTCTGTATTTTTTACGAGCAACATTTCGACTACTCGCAGAGTATTTAGTGTTTCCACCATCACCCTGACAGGTTCCTTTTGGTTTCGCAGGAACATAGTTTGTCTTGTTCATTGAATTGATCGATTTTGCCATAACTTACCTCAAGTAACACGAATTGAAAGACCTACTGCTGTTAGAAATGTATTGAAATTATCAACAATTGAATCGTCATCGGGATTATCGAAATTAATATTGAAATCACGAATTGTATTGTGATTTTCATCCCTACAAGAATACTGAAGATTGTAATTAGTATTTAAAACTTTTTGTTTTGCCATAACTTACCTCAAATAACACGCATTTTTTCATGACCCACACGAATCTTTGGATCACACCAGATTTCATAACCTTTCTTCTTTGCATCGAGACAGAATGAAACATCCTCTCCACACATATCCTGAACATTTCCAGATTCAAAGACTTGCATCTGTGGTGCAAACCAAGGATATTCTAGATTTTCAAACACTCCGTTCTTAATTGCAACCCAACCAAATCCAGTATAGTCTACAGTAAAGATCTTCTTACGACGACTCATGGTTTCCACAGTTTCATGATTCATCACTCCGCCATTCTTAGCGAAATCATCTTCTTCCAACCAGTGAGCAACAGAGGTAGTTACTCCATCTTCTGTAGCATACCAACCAGCAGCGATATCCTTATCCATATAGATCAGACGATAAAACGCTTCGGTATTGAAAACAATATCACTATCAATCCAAAGTTGATAATCATAGGTAAGTTTTCCATCCCAGGGTTTCTGATTTGGTCCACGAAGAACATTTGCACCCAAACACTTACATCGGGCAAAGTTCACCATTGAACTATAATCCTGAGAGATTTGAATTGAACAACCGTTTTGAACTAGATCAAAACACATCTGAACAAAGTTTTTTAGAAACGTATATGAACAACCTCTACCTGGAAGACAAAATACTATACTTTTGCCCTTTGCCATTTCCTTTGCTTGTTCCAAGTCAAATTCATCCTGATTCACATCTGGCGTACTTGCCAGAACTTTAAAACCTTTTGCCATAAATCCTCAATGGGGAATAAAACAATCATAACACAGGTATTTATGAGTGTCAAGAACAAGGAAGTATAAATATTTGAAACCCAGTTACTATTCAAATGGATACCAAGGATATTCGAAATCTCGTAGAGTCTTATCAAAACGTATATGCTGAACAGGAAGTTTCAGAAGATATGTACAGTACTGTCAAAGCCGGTCTTGAAAAAGGTTCTAGGGCATTAGAAAACAGTCCCGCTGGTGGAGTGCTCAAAATGCTTGTTGGACCTGTTGGAGGTAATAAGGGAAAAAGAACTCCAAGTGCAGCAGATCAGAAAAAGAAAATTGCAGCAAATGAAAATGCAGATCCAAGGATAGCAAAGAACGTTGGAATTGTTGGTCCACCGCAAAAAGCGATTGATAAAATCCCTTTTGTAAGAGATATTAGGATTGCGGCTGCTAATTCGCAAAAAGGAACTGAAGATGAAATGGTTGGCAAAAATAAAGGGAAGGTTGGCAAACATACGGTTTTTAGCAACCTTCAGCAAACTCGTCTTAAGGATGGGAGTGTGACATCACCAAATACTCGGTATACTGATATAAGTCCAGATAAGAAAGAAAGTGTAGAACTTTATAATATGGTATTCAATCACTTAATTGAAGAAGGTTTCGCATCATCTGAAGAGAACGCTGAGAAGATTATTAGTGTGATGAGTGATGAGTGGATTTCGAGTATTGTTGAGCAGGATGCTACTAGCAGCATGGCTGATAGAGCTATAAGAG